ACATAAGGTCAATAGTTATAATTTTATTGACGTGCACTCTACGGTGTGTGCGCTTGTGTGGTTTAGCCATGATGTTAGCTCCTGTTGTTTGTGTTGCTGTTAGTTATAGTATAGCACACTATTTTAGATTGTGCCAGCTTTATTGCTTCTAACCTCAATCCATTCTAGCGGTATTGGTAGACGGTTGATTGCTTTTGCTAACCCTCGCTTGGTGTAGAATCGTTTTCCGCCATAGCAAGGATATCCGAACAGTTTATTAATAATGATATAGTATCGCATAATGTTAGCTCCTGTTGTGTGGTGTGGTTTGCTTATGATATTAGTATAGCACACTATTGTTAGATTGTTTCCGGAAAGTCGTAATTAGTTTGAATAGTTTTATATCCAACATACTTACCAAATGAGTACATTTTAGCAATGATGAAATAGCCGTTAGTAAAGCCATTGTGAGTTATGCTCTTAGCTACTACTCTGCGGTTCATGCTTAGCAGTTTCCTGTGATAAAGTCAATGCCTGTTATTGTTACGGCTATTGAGCAAACTAGTGCTACAAAGATACAAAATGCGTATAGATCATATCGGTTCATGTTAGCTCCTGTGAGTTTTGTTATGCGATTCAATTCCGATTCTTGCAAAGGGCTCGAATAGAGTAAAGGTCTTTTTGCAGTTGTCGCATGTAAAGTAGTGTAGCATTTGTTAGCTCCTTTGTTCTTACTAATAGTATAGCACACTAAACACTCTTATGGTGTCATTTTGCCAAACTCAATAGTAAGCCAAATCATAGCAATGCCGAAAAGAAAGATCACCGGCAGCTGCCAGACAGCTACTAGAGGGTGCATTACTACAGGGGTTGGCTTAGCATCTTTAGCGGGTTTAACTGCCACTACTGTAGGCTCAGGCTCAGGCTCTACACGCGCTGGAGGTGTCCATTCTACAAACGTGTTTGGGCCTAGCTCTGTTAATCTTACTGGCATTTGATCATATACGTCAAATGCTTCTTTTGTAGTGGGATTGTAGTATGCGCTACTGGGGCGGTTGTCTGCCTTGCTATAGTCAACTCTAGTAAATGTCGACATTGCTATTTCCATTCAATACAATAGCCAATACAATGTTAGCTATTACCATTACGGGTATGACTACACGCCATACAAATTTATCTAGTCTATTCATTCTCATAGCTTAGTACCATTCCTGTTGGAAAGCAACCGCAACGCCAATATGCAATAATACAAATGACCACAATATCCTCGTTAGTCTGAATAGTTGTCATGGTTTTAATGCGCTTAGCCCTATGCACGGTGCGAACCCCATTCGTGCCGCTCCCCCGAGAGGGTAAAGCCAGTGTGCGGTCCGTCATGGTGTATTGCCTTGTAACAGGCAGCATTGCCGACTCTAGAAACAGTTATGCAAACGTCTTGCATTACGCCTGCTGATAAGCCGTTGAGAGATTCATCTCTCATTTTTGTAGTAATCTCAGCTTGCATAGTTGCTACTGATACTGGTACGAATTCTGCGGTTCGCTTAGCCATTGCTTGCTACTTTCTGTGTTGGTCTTTCCGATATTAATAGTCTAGCACACAATACTAGATACACCAATAGCCCCCTTTCGGGGGCTATTGGGGTTAGGACTGGTTACTACTAGGCTGCGTCTGACTCAGTCCCGCGCGGCTTACGGCCATTCTCCTTACGCTTAGGAGCAATCTTGAAAACGAGAACGGTCTCGCCGGTTTCCTTGCCCTTAGCGTCAACCTCAGGGGCAGGGGTGCGCTCAGGGTTACCCTTAGAATTCTGTCCGTTAATCTGAGGGCTAGCAATGCGGGCAGTAACACCCTCGGCGATAGCGGCCTGCTGAACATAGAAGACAGTCTTTTTAGCCTCTGCGTTCGGAACTCGGAATACTCCACCCGGGGCGGTGTCTGCCGGGCCGGTGTAGTTCTTGGTTGCCTCAATGAGAGTCTTGACATCCTCAGTGTAGGGGTTCTCAACGCGAGTAGTCGTGGCTGCAATTTCGATGATTTCCATTTTAATCTATTTCCTTTGTTTTAGGTTGTCTCGGTTGTTCCGATATATAAAGACTATCACACACCAACAGCGTGTCAAGCCATTTTACAAACTTTTTCTAAAATCTTTTTGACATAAGAAAACCCTTAGCAATTCTGCTAAGGGTTCTCTTAGTTATGGTGCAACGAATGAGCCTACAGGAGCTAGCCAAACGCTATCCCGAAAATCTCGCATTCGACGTCGGGCGTAGCCCTCTGCTACGTCGTAGTCATCATTAGCAAACACTAGTTTACCGTTGACGTAGACGCCCGTCTTACGCTTTTTCTTAGCCTTAGGTTCGGGCTTAAGTTTTTCTTCTAGAAAATCTACTAGCACCTGTGTTAGCAGTTTGTCAATAGAAATGTTCTCAGTCTGTGTAGTACTCATGCCGCTAGCTCCGCTTCTGTTGTGTAGATTACTGTACTACTGTGTAGCATACTAGCATCATGCTCGCTAGCTTTACCATAGACTCTAGTACATACCCTACAATGCTTAGTAGGGTCAATGGTTACAGCTTTTTCTTTAGTTCTTTCCATAGGCGTAACTTTCATTACGACTACTTTAACGTCTAGCATAACTATTTCCATCATAATGTCAAGCTTTCTTTCTAGTAAATTTACCCTCACCTTTAGGCAAGTTCTCTAGGTTGGCTACAACCCATTCTGTTAGCTCGCCCATAGTAGCAGCGTTACCCGCTTCACTAATCATACCATTTTCATCGGTGTATTCAACACACCAATAGTAATTATTTGTGCGACGTTTTGCGCTTGTGAGGGCCATTACTAAACCTTTCTATGTAGAGGACTGCTCCGATAACTAAGACTCTACACAGTCGTATTGCGTTTAGCAAGCCTATTCACAAAAGAATTCAGAATAATTTGCGTAACGCCAAGCACGCCAACGCCTACACCAATAGTCACACCAGCGCTACCCCCCACAAAGAGGGCCACTGTACCTCCCAGCGTATATACAGGTCCCGCAATTGCATTAGCTTTTGTAGCAATGTCGTAAATTTTCTTTCGCGTGGCCGCGGGCAATGTAGCGACCGTTACATCTGCTAGATTTTCTCCGAGATCATTACTATAATCAAGATTAAATTTTGCATTACTATTATGAGTCGGCTCAAAAGGGGGGTACCCAGTTTTTTCGTTGTCTGACATTTAAAGTTTTCCTTTCGCAATACGCTTACCATATTTATTAGCCTGTCGAATAACACTTCGACGGACGCTATTAATCAAACTAATAGGATTCTTACCAATGTCACCATTGTAGTACCCCCCACGTCGATTCTGCAATGCAATATGTTCATGGTTTCCATCAGTAATAGATCCTGTAGCATAATTGTCATTAGGCCCAGCAATCTTACCAATAGGTCCACCAGTGTATCTAACCCTATGCCCAATTTTTACAGGGTCAAGAACGTGAGCGTAAGCAATACTAGTAAAAGCTGAACTAACTTCTACAATATTACCGAGAGTGGGGCTATGCCAAACACCCGTAACCTTACCCGGTTTAATAGCACGATAAGGCGAGTGAGCAGCTTTAGCAAAATCTACACCCCTATGCTGAGCACCTTTAAACGGTTGGGTAGGGCGATTAAGCATATTATCAACATCGTTATAAACATTAAACTTACTTGTATTACTCATGTTTTGCTCTTTCTACAGCATCAGCAATTTGCTGTTTTGTTTGCGTATCCTGAATAACGTCAATAGCTTTATCTTGCTCAAATTGACGTTCTTTAATAAGGTTAACATCTTGTCTGACATCGTGAAGAGAATTAATAATCATACTTTGACCATTTACAAGAGCAGTAAGTTGATTCTTATTATGCTCATGCCTATCATCAAATTCTTCTCTAAGATTAATAGGATTACCTTGCTCATCAATATGATTATTCTCAACTTGATATCTAATAGCTCTAGTATTCTTACCGTTTTTACGCTGAAAATATCCAATTACTAGTAAGCCAAGGGTATTTGCTGTACCAATGAATACAAGTAAGCTTGCTCTAATCTGCGGGTCATCCCATAACATCTATACTACCTCTTAAAAACTTGTGTAAAAACATTTCTAGTAACTGCACTGTCGAAACTAACTCGACCTTTTCGATAAGCGGTTCTAAGATTTGCAAGAGGTCTGTCACTAAACGACACTAGTAATTTATCGTTAGTCATCTTGGAAATTTCCAGAGTATAAATATCCGGAGTCTTAATATCTTTCTCATCTATATAATAATAATTCTTAGCAAAATTATACCATACACTAAACTTTCCCTCTTTAGTTTCAAGAGTAAATTGGTATCGAGCTTTCGGGTCTTTTGATAATACCATAGCATCGTGATTATCAGAAAATTCATTTTCTACAGCATATGTAGCATATTCTGTACCCTGAATAAATCCGCCGAACCTAGTCTTATAAACCTCATTATTAAAGTCTTGATTATCATCAATATGACAAACAATAAAACCTTTGTCTTTAATAATAAATTCATCTCCACCATTAGGGCGGATTTTCCAAGCAATAAAATAAGGGTTAGTAACACTAACACTGTTTGCAAGAAAGAAAACTCTTGTCTTATCTTTATATCTATCAACAGTAGAATAAAAGTTATTAAAGACAACATCTTCTTGTGGAAGATAGCTAATAGCACCCTTTTCAATAACAAACTCGTCAAAGATAATGGTCTTAACATTAGGAAAGTTTACAGACTTTTGATTCTGTGAATTACTAAGAGCAATAAAGAAGCCAATAGTAATCCATTCACGCTTAACTTTCTTTTTCTTATCAGGCTCTAGATCATCAGCAAGAACGGGACTCATTTGTGCATTAGCACCATTAATTCTAAAGTCCCATTCAGGATACAAGTATTCAATATCAGCAAAGAATGTAGCACGACTAGTAGCTAGCTCAGTTTTATAACGTCTGAGATAAACAAACTGGTCACCCTTCTTAATAGCATCATTAATTACCTTACGCTTAGCCCCAAAAGATTTACCTTTACCACGGTTACCAATAAGAATATTGTAAACACCATTGTAACTAAGAATTTTTGCATAATCATAATACTTAAATTTTCTAAGTATTGGTACAGGAATTCGCTTATTCATGCTATAAAGTTCCACATACATAGTCGGTTGCTAGCACTAGCAACGCTTCCAATATCAGACATACCATGAACGTGTAGATGTGGTGCATAAAGACCTCCACCATTTCCGCTAGTCCCAATAATATCACCCTTATCATAATGTCCATTAGGCTTACTGGCAGAACAATGCTGGAACCAAATAGCCTTGATAGGGCCCTCAGGTTCATTAGTGTATTTAGGATGCTTTCTAGAAACCCAATGATCGAGTTTCAGTCTAACAACCATACCAACACCGGGAACATTAAAATGAGTAACCGTCCCGGAGGCCGGGGCTTTAAAATCTTCAAAATCATAACGAAGATCAACACCGCCCCGGCCACCAGAATTTTCAATATGCCAATCCCACCCAGATTTAATAGTACCGCCGGGATTAGTTACATAGTGATCGTCACTACGCAAATTATCGGTAATAGTATAACCGGGTAGAGTAGGGTCAGTAGGATCAGGGTCAGGATCAGGATTAGGGTCTACGCTCTTTTCACTTTTGACAATCCACAATCCTCCAGCGGTAGGATATGCAAAATAAACATCATCTTCCCACTGTACTTTTAGAAGATTGCCGTATTCCTGAATGATCTTAGACATTATTTCCTAAACAGAGGGATAAAGAGTTGCATCTAATTTATACCAGCGAGTGCCAAAGAATGTAAGCAATCCATCAATACCATCTACAGTAATGATAGTGCCGTCACCCCATGCAGCGCCTTGCAAATCGGTAGGCATTGACGGAAGCTGCAAAAATGTAATTCTACCACCATTAACAGCAATATTTTTTGCTTTAAGATCAGCAAACCCATTACCAGCATTATTAGCAATAGTAATACTAGTTGCATCACCAGTAAGCCTAGCATTATTAGTATCCCCAACAGTAGCTGCTTGAGGAATCATATGCTGACCAGCAACTTGACCAATTTGCATAATCAAATCACCATTAGAGTTTTTGATTTGAAGAAAGCCTGAAATAATATTCATTTCAGTCATAGTTTCACTATGAATATACTTTAACAATCTACCAATATATAGTTCATCAGTAGTTACTCTATCACTATTAACATTTCTAGGCCAATCGCTACCACCATGATCAAACAGCCTCAAATCAGCGGCCATAAGATCTGCTAGAAATGCGGATGCTTTATCATCAACATGAATTCCATCACCAGCCCAACCAACAGAATCCAAAACAGCGTAAGATTTAAACGGCTTATAACCATCCCAATAAATTTGGCCATGTTCTAGACATTTAGCTTTTAAAATTTCATTTTGCAAAAGCTGATCAGTATTTTCATTTAGTGTTGGAGTAGAACCAATGCCAACAAAATCAGCAAGTGGAGCAGCAGAATCTACTACATCAAGAAGCTTTTCAAGATTAGCTGCATAAGTGTTAGCAGTTTCTTTCATCTCAAAGGTAATAAAATCAGGATCAAAATCACTAATAAATGTTCCAAGATTTGCAAGTCCCTGAGTAGTCTGCATATCAAGAGAAATTCCACCCTGTGAAATATTAGAAAATACAACACCCGGAATAGTGCTTGACTCAAACGACGGACCAATAATTTTAACAATTCCTGTAAGACCAAGAATAGTCAAACGTCGAGCAGCTACACCAATTTTACCAATACGAATTACTCCAAGACCACTTCCACTAGCACTAACATTTTCATATCCTGTAGCTGGAACACCATCTACAAGAATCTGAAAAGTTCCCGCACCAGCTTCTTTAGCATAATAAATTTTAGCAACATCCCATTTAGCATTAACGCCGCCTGTTCCAAAATCAACGCTTCCAGTAGCAGTCAGTCTATGAGCATAGCCACTAAACCAAACATCAAATGCATTAGTAAGCAAACTCCATCCCGCATTAGTATTAAACCAATTAATACCAGCAGTATGCCAACCATCACCATCAGCAGAAGAACCAACTGCTACACCAGCTTCTCGTTCGTCACCACCAAGAGCACGAGTAAGCTGAGCATAAAGAGTATGCCATTTAAATAGTGCAATACTATCACCAAGAGCAATAACTCTTGCTTGCTGAATAGATGCATTACGGTTACGGTCATCATAACGCTCAGTAAGCCGCTTAAGCGGATATGCATTAGAAAGCGCGCTATCGGTAACTACCACATCAAGACTAGTGCGAGATTCGCTTTCACCATTATCAATAAGTGTAGCAAAAACACTATCCTGAAGAGTAGCCGAATTATCTACAACGCTAGCAATTTGCTCATCAAGATAATTAGTAAGATTAGTAACGTCTGTATTAACAGTATCAATAGCTGTAGTAAGTTCAGCATCCTGAGCTACAAGAGCAGCGTTAACGTCAGTACTAAGTGTCTGAACTATTTCAATAAAATCGCTATTAAGCGTAGTAACATTTTCATTAACAAACGGAATAAGCGTTTCATTAATAAATCGCTTTTGACGCTCAAGCTGACTAAGATAAGTTTCACCATCTTTATAAGTAAAAGGTGTAATATTAGAAAGCGGTGAAATTGGAGAAAGAAAATCATTAATAAGATTGACCATTAGCGGATGTACCTTCCATAGTAGTTTGCAATGTTGTAATTGTTTTGTGTAAATGAATCGCCGTTATCCCATACGCCCATAAACAAATCTTCAAGATCACTAATAACCATCATATCAGGATTAATAAAAGATTCACGATAACGCATAAGAAGATCACCCGGAGCACCTTGATACCCAGATGTTGTAGACTCACCATTAGAATTGCCACTAGAAATAGAAGCAGCCTGATTAGAAGCATTTGCAGTATTAGTACTTTGGCTATTACTATCCGCAGCACTAGTAGCATAATCCTCATTAGGGTCAAGCATAGTCTGAGGAGTTTCACTACTCACAGTTCTAGCAAGACCATTATTAGCAGAAGCACTACTATTAGTTACAGTTTGGTTTCCCTCTTCTGTATTATCAATAGTATTAGTACTTTTAAGTTTTACAGTACTAAGAGCCTCAATCTCAATAAGAGTACTTTCATACATCTTATTAAGAACTGGCATAATCTCATTCATTTTACGCCGCATAGCAAGTTGAAAAAGACCAATAGACTCAAAAGCAATTTCACGATTCATAAAATGATCGAAAATCTTACCATTAAGAAGAGGGCGATAATCGTCCTGAAAAATTGGATAAAAATTAAGACCAATATTTCCACCCGTTACAAGTGAAACACCAGTAGTTTCATCAATTTCCCATTCACCTCCTGTAGCTTCCAATACGTCTTTTAGACGCATTGTAAAAGTAGCTCCACTAGTCATCTTTATCCTCTTCACTTGGCGGCTTAGTAGACGGAAGATTAAGAGCATTACGCTCTTCATCAGTATAATAATCGACAGTAACGGTAATATTATATTCATCGGAAATTCTTTTAGCAGCAGCCCGACGCTCATTAAGATTAACAAATCTCATCATAGACGTTTGGTCACCATTAGCAGTAACTTCATCAGAAACAAGTCGCTCTTTTTTATCCTGATTTGCAGACTCAATACCTAGCAATGTCATGCACTTATTCCATTGACGATCACGAACAATATCAAGATTAAGAATTGTTACAGGATCAACACCAAGATCAAGAGCCTTAATATCGTCCATATCAACGTTACCATTGACATTAATCATAGACTGGCCTTCAGCAATTTGCCTAGCAATGTTTACCCATGTAAGTCTAGTAGCTTCAGTAGAAGCAATTACTTTAGGCATACGAGCATTCATTGAATTAATTTCAACTGTACGGTCAAAATTAGCAAGCTTCTTAGCATAGATCATAACAATATCATAATCAGGCTTTCGCATTTTGTTAGCCCAAATTGGAATACCTTTACCAATGACAAGATCACTACTGCCGGGAACCTTACCTGTATTAACAGCGCTAACAGGAACACTAACAAAGTTACCATTACCTACCACATTAAATGCTGTAGGATTGTTTTGATAATCAAGCCAACCGTTAGTATTAGCTCTAAGAGCCATATACTTATCATAGCGCCCGTCATGATAAAATACAGACAATGCATTATAAAATAGTGTAAGCTCAAGAAACCTTATATCAATCTCTTCAGGCATACCTTCCCATTTAAACCTACTAGCAGCAAGATCAGTAAGCTTATCAATATACATTTGCTCAATAAGCATTTCCTGAGTGTTAGTATTATTCGACCTAAAACCAACATTATTAAACCGGTCATATTCACCCCCGGCTCTAGGATTCTTATTTCTACCCATTAGTAGTTAATTCCTTCCAGTGGAACATTATCAGCAATATCAGTGTTACCAATATACTCAGGCTTAACCCATACCGTAACACCCTTTTCAAAAATTCCGCGAATAATCTGTTTAAAACCTTCTGGCATCTCAGAGCTAGTAATGTAAAGTTCTTTTACTTTCCAGTAGCTAAACTTAGACATTACTCTAAGAGAAGAGGGCATTTTAATAAACCGATTAATAGCATAGCCATAGCGAAGAAAATAATCACCAACAGTAGCAAGAGCAGATGGGTCAATAACCTTCCATCTAAGCGAAACTCCAAAGCTACCATTTACAAGGTTAATAGTTTCACCACCAACCTGACCACTAATACTAGGCTTAACCATTTCAGCACCACGTACCATTGCCTGAATTCCAGCAATTGTATTTTCGTAGTCACCCTTAGCAGCAAAATTAGCTAGATCTTTATTAGTGTCATTAACGTATCCAGCCTGAAGATTCTGAGCTTCATTACTACCCTTAGAAACCATCTGAGTAGCATTAGCAGCAAGCAAACTATTAGCCTGAGTAAGATCAGAATTGATACCACCCATAACTTGACTTCCAACAGCACTAACAGGGCCACCCATGCTAACACCGCCCGGGCCGGCACCAACAGCAGCACCTGCACCTGCTGTAAGAACACCACCAAGACCATTAGCTGCAGTTTGCTGAGCTAGAAGAAGATTACTGTTAGCAGCGCTTG